TAACCAACACGACGACCGCTCCAAACAACACGCCCACCGTGACCCACGCCAAACACACCTGAAAGAGCAACCCGTTGCGCATCATTTCGCCCCTAACAAACCGCACACCAAAATGAACGCCAACGTGGCGGCAACCAGCCATGCTTCGACGCTCACGAGGTCACCTTCGGCCAGATACGCCGACCAGCAGTGATGCCGCCCATCGGCAGCTTCTCGCCGTTGGGATATCGAAACGCGCGGTCTAGATAAGCAGCGGCGTACTGTTCACTGTCGCCAAAGCTGAGCACCCAAATCTCATGCGGTTTGGCGTCCTCCCACGGTTTCGGTTCAGCGACAGGATGCGCCGCAAAGTATTCAACCGCCACATGACGCCACTGGCCGATGCCATCCACCAACACGAGGCCATCAGACGTGCGCTGCGCGGTCACGGAACGGCCCGACGTTTCCCAGATGATTCTTGCTGAATTGACGCTATTGCCACGGTACACAACGAAGTCGGGGTGTTCTACTGACCGCCACCGACCTAACGCCATGTCACGATCCGCCAAAGCCTTGTGTGCGCCGTACTCGATCAAGGCAACAGCGGTTTCTGTCTTGAGGACATTGAACAGGAGCGCACCATCGGGGCGTCTCAAATCTCCGCGCTCGATGTAGTATCCGTCGCTTGCTGTGAACCGTTCCGCACTCATACGCCAACCTTCTTCCGTGTGTACCGACCAACATGCGGACGTGGGGGGCGTTGCGGGGAAGGGTCCAACCCGAGCATCATCAAAATCTGTTCACACCCGACACCCGCGAGAGTGGTCACCACATTTCGTGCAGCCAGCCCCGAACGGTGCGCCGCCGCCAACCCGTCAACTGCGGGGAGGTGGGTTCGCAAATCTTGGGGAACACCAGTCGTGTAAATCATGCGACACCACTGGCGAGTGCGGACTTCCACAGCTCCAACAAAAGGAACGCAGCAAGCCCAGTCACGCAAGCGGTAACGCTCCACGCCACCACATGCGTAGCCCAGTTGGAATTCGCCACAAATAACACGACAAGGCACGCCCACACGACGAGAAAAAGGATGGTGGCCCCGATTGCAATGAGCATCATGTGGTCACCTCCGTCACGGTGTAGCTCGAGGTCGGCATGTAGCGGGCGATCAACGCCTCTCCCTCGGCATGGGCCATCCGGTAAGAGCTAACCCACTTGGCCTCACTCCAGGAGCCGTCCGCCTTCTGTTGCTCCGTCAGAAGCTTCAGCGAGTACCATCCGGCAAGCCACTCGCTAGCAAGAAATTCGTACACAATTCGGATGCGCACCGCTCGGGCAACACGGTGGCCTGAGCCTTTGCGGTCGCCGTCTACGGGAATGTATTCGTCAGGCTCAAGGTCAACGGTCACCGTGCGTGTAATCTTCACGACCGTGGCCTCAGTCGCGGTGCTCATGAGGTCACCCCGAGGAGTGTGTACTCCGCACCAGTCCCACGAGGTGCGTCAAGGTTCAGCACTTGGAGGCGACGGTCACGCACCAACTCCCCCGCACGCTTCCGAGGCGAATCCGCTGCAACCTGCGGCCACCCATAACGGGACCAGCGGAGTGCGTACAGTTCGTTCAACTCGGCACCGGTCACGCATCCCTCCTGTGCGACCAACTGCACAACCGCATCCTTGACAGCTGCTTTCGTTGCGGACGACTTCAACCCGGCACGCCGCGAAAAGTCGAACCCGCCAGTCGCGGCAACCTCGAACAGTGGGAGGTCGATGACAGTCATTCGGACACCTCGTAACCGAGTTCAGCGAGCGCGCCGATGTGAGACTTGCCCTCAACCACAGCGAGGTCGCCCCATTCGGTAACGTCCACACCGTCTGACGGGAAGATCATGGTTTCGGACTCCCGCAAACCGAGTCCAACCCCGTAGCCGCCGTAGTTGATGTCGATCGCAGACACCACAACAAAGGTGTGTGCGATCGGCTCACGGTCACCAGCTTCCGACCACGGGGTTTCCATGAACGGCGGGCTGAGTTCGTACACCGCCGCGTCACCGCGCATCGACGCGACAGCACGCAGCCGTTTTGCGACCTTGCGGTCGGTAGACTGTTCTTGAATGCTTAGCACAAACTTTCCTTTCACTGGGAGCCCTCGTTACTGCGGGGGCTTTCTTCATGGGGACACAAAAGAAACCCCCACGTCGCCTTGGTTAGAAGGGACGTGAGGGTTGTGGGTCGAGGGCTTCGATCGCGGCACGGTTGAACAGGTGTGCGCCGGTGCCGCCGTCAAGTTTGCCGAGGGTTGGGATCACACCGGAGTTGATGAGGCGGAGCACTTGTCGCCTCCCGATGCCGAGGATGTCTGCGACTTCGCGGGTGGTGATCGGGAGTGTGTCCGTGTTTGGCATGTGCCTATCATGCACGACAGTTGGCTATTTGTCCAACCTTGGCATTGTGGGCGTGTCGCGGTGAACGCAAAAGAAAGCCCCCGCCCATCCCGTGAGGGACAAGCGGGGGCGAGCTAGCGCCTAGCAGGAACTTGGTGTCCTGTGCAGTGCTGGACTCAGTTTACGCTACTGGCATGATTCGCAATCTACAAGATCCTGCGGATCAACCGGAACATCAAACTCCGGGCCGGTCACTCATCCACCGGCACATTCGGGACAGCCCACGTAGCAAACCCTGTCAACACCGCAATGGCGAACGTCACCCACGGGGTAACCTCCACTGGGATAATCACAATGCCGAGCTGATCCGACAGACCAGCCACAGCAACCAGAATCGTTCCGGTGCTTGCGACGATCGCTTTCGCGTACGCCTGAGCCTCAACAATGAACTGCCTAAACTTTTGTATCATCATCTCTCCTCTACTAGGTGATGAGCGGTCTGAGCAGATCCGCCCCAACAAACAACAACGTCAACCCGCCCACAGCAATCCACAACCGGGTTTCGATCGCACGCAACCGCTTCTCGTGGTCACCCTGCGTTATCTCAACACGAACAATCGCAGCATCCGTCTTCTCAACATGGGCCGGTAACCGTTCGGCAAGCAGCCCCAACGTTTCCTGCATTTTGATTTGCGCGTCGTACACGTCACGGAGGGTGATGCGTACGGAGCTTGTTTCGTCGGTGTTCATGTGCGCCCCTCCCAGGGTTCGGAAGGTTACTTCGGTGTGATGTTGAATCCGAGGGGGATCTGGTCAACGTTGGCGTTGATCGCCGCAGTTGCCGCCGTGATCGCGTCGAGTACCGGTCCGAGATTGACACTCCCAGCGTTGCCACCCGCAACGGTTCCCCGCTTCGGGAGGATGCTTCTCACCGCCGCGCGCTCCGCAACAGTCCACAGTTTGTTCGGCCCGAACACGTTGAGGAACCCCGACTGCATATCCTTCGGGATCGGACCGGGCAAATCAAACCAGTCCGTGTCGGTCACGCAGGTGTAAAAGTTTTCTCCTGAAACAAGCATGAGCTGCATTTTCTTACCCTTCGGTGTGTTGTCAAATGGGGTGCCGCCTGAACCGGCAGGGATGGTGGCTGTGAAGTAGGGGACCGGATCGACAGGCACACCATCCTTGCGAAGCTCGAAATGTAGGTGTGTTCCGGTCGACCGTCCGGTGTTGCCCATGATGGCGATAACCTGCCCCATACGCGGGGTGCCCGAGCCGACGATGAACTGGGCAAGGTGGGCGTAAATACCAACCCACCCGTCGCCGTAGCCCTGCACAATAATGTTCCCATAGCCAGCATCAATCCACCCGGCAGGGCTGACACTGACACCAGAGGCGCCCGCATACAGAATGGGTGCCCCGCCTGCCGCGTAAATGTTCAACCCACTACCCGACCCAAAATCGACCCCCCGATGGGAGGGCGAACCCGGCAGTGCTGGGGGCGCGCCGAACGGGTTAGTGACACGACCATCAGAAGGCCAAGCGAGTTCGAGCGCCACGCTTATATCTGCCCGTAGAAACGCATACGCCCACCCGACAACGTTGCCAACCCCGTCAAAGTGAACAGGACACCATTGTAGGCAACCGTCTGATTGTGGTTGCCGGTGTTCTGTGTGACCGGGATCATCGAAGCGCCCGCGTCATCGTCGGTGCCGGTTTCGTTGAACCGTGTCATTTCCGCGTTAGCGAGGCGCGACAGAACAATAACCCGATCAGCATTACGTCGCACCCCAGCATGGCCGCGCGTGAACGAAGTGCCTGTAGCGAGTGCCACAGCGCCTGTACCGTCACCAATGAAAGAACGGTTGTTGTATGAGGACGCGGTCGCATTGGGGGTGCCCGCCAAAGTCAGTTGCCATGTTTGGGAACCTGCCGTCGAACCCTGATATTCGAGCGAAACGATGATCCGCTTGAACAAGGCAAGCGCCGCCGTAGTCCCCAACGTTGCACCAACCGATGTGACCGCACCCGAGAACGAGATCGCCCCATCAGCATCAATCGCCCGCGTACCACCCGCACCCAACAGGGTCGTCGCAACAATGGGGACGACCCCGCCGACCGTCATCGCCACCCACGCAGACCCGTTCCACCGGTAAGTGATACCAGTGTCGGATGTGGATACCTGCCGCCCTAACCAGTTCAGGGATGCGGGGAGTGCTGCAAGGTTTGCGACCGGGAGACTCGCGATCCGGTTGGTATCTGCGGCAGCAACTTTCCCACCAACGGTTACAGGTAAGGGCATGAGTGTTCTCCTTATGCTTGCCGGGATGCTCGTTCGGGTTTAAGGTGTGTCGTATGACAACAATTCGGACTGTGCTCAAAACTGTGCAACTCGTCAGCATCCTCGGACTAATAACGATGGGGTGGTTCTCATCACAGAGCGAGTGGCAAACACTTGCCCCGAGCATGTGGCGCGGGTTGCTAATCGCAGCCGTATTGAGTTCTGTCCTCATTGCGGGGGTGCGCTTGCGCGGCGAGTTCGACAAGGCGGTTTACATCTTCGGGCTCGCGTGTTCAGCCGGAATGATCCTCGCGGTTGCCGTGTTCGCCGTTCAGGGGTGGCTCAACATTCCGTGGTCTGCCGTTCTGGTGGAAGTTTGGCGTCCGCTCACAGTCTTTGGGATGCTTGCCGCCATTGTCCTAACGGTCAGAACGCATACAGGGACGGAACCGCAACCTCAACAAGTGCAGCAGCAGAGTGTGATGCAGCGGTAGTCCCATTCACCCCACGGGTGATCGTCGCCACCTGCGGGGTTGCGCTAGTACACGCCGTCACCGTCACCTGCTCAGCGTCTACAATCAACGTGTACGGGAACGTCACCGTCTCAAGCAGCGCAAGCGATGTCGTTGTAGCAACAGACATTGTTGTTACCGCCGCGTTGATCCCCGCCGACAACGACAACGCCCCATCAGCCATATAAAAATCGGTGTCATAAATGGCTGTTGCGGGGAGGACCGGCTGGAAGTGCAGAGTGAACTTATGTTCTTGTGCGTTGTGTACCTCGTCGCACCCCAACAGCCACCCATCCCACGTTGTGAACCCGAGCTGTGCAGACGGAAAATTGGTGAAGCGGTGACGATCCCCCGGCACCAACGCCAACAATGCTGCCGTCCGATCGGTTGGTGTGGTCATCGCATCAACCGTTATCGAGGCGATCCGCAGTTGCACGTTCGCGCCCCGCTGTGACCTGTCCTGCGCAAACGACAACAGATCCGCATTGTCCGTATTCAACACAGTTTCGGTGACGTTCGCAGACCCCACACGCCCAGTCAACGTCGTGTCCGTGTACAGCACCTCATCGAACGGCCCCGAAGCGGTCACACTCGAGACCATGTTCGTTATGTCTCGCACAAACTCTGGTGCGCCCTCAGCCTCGTCACTGACATTCCATGATGCGGTGACCGTTGCGGGGCGTGTCCGTTCACGAACGGTCAACCGTTCAACCGGTGCCAGAAACGTTCCGGTTACGGTGCTATAAATTTCGCCTTGCTCCGTCGCAATGATCTGGTTGAACGCATCCAACGCGGAACCACCATCGGGGGGCAACACCCGTGCGGTGGAAAGTGTGGCAGGCAAAGTTGCGAGCGTCACCTCGGGCATGACCTGATCCACAAGTGCCAAAGCTGACGCTTCCGTACCAGTGTTGAATGCCCACTCCGCGACGGGTGTGGCTGTGTGCGATACGTGTGCAACCTCCACAGAGAACGGAAGCTCGGGAAGGACAAAATCGTACTGAGGCCAAAGCCTAACCCCCGCAGGGCTCCGCAAATTGTTGGTGGCAAGCCCGGCCGGATCGCCACCAACTGGTGTGTATACAGAGCTGCCGTATGAAATACCGTTGACAAAGAACTCGCCCGTAATCGACGCAGCCCCCGAGTTGGTCACAACCATCTGCATGTAAACCGGAATGCCCTCAACAAGTGCTGGGCCAAACACAGGGGTCGATGCACCCATTACCATTGTAATTGCACCGTCCCGATTGATACCAAACCTGAACGATCTGTTGGTCGATGCTCCCGTCGCGTAGCCGTTGACCGTTACGAAGACTAGTAGTCCGCCGCCAGTAGCTCGCCGGGTGAACCATGCCCCCCAGCATCCCATCGAACCCGATGAGTATTCAATGGTGGTGTTGAACTGTTGCGGGATGGTTTGACGGCCCGCAAGCGCGGAGTTGTTGAAGTTGCCGGTGTTGGCAAACCGCATTTGCGTCTCGGTTCCAAGCGCAGGGAACCCCGCAACCCCAAGCGCCCACTCCGATAGTCCTTGAAGAAGGATCGGCAACTGATTGCGTCCCGACCGCTCGGTAATCTCGGTGACCCCCGCCTCATCATTGAGCGGCCAATACAGGTACGGGGTCGAACCCAACACCATCGCAGAAGTCAACGGTGACGGAACCCCCCGCCGCCCCGCATTCCCTAACATGTCATCACAGGTAACCAACACCTCAGACCATGCAGCCTCACCACCCGGAAACTTCGGCTGCACAGACAAAATAGTTCCCACCCGCAAACGCCCACCACACGACCACGAAACCTGCATCCCCTCAGTAACCTTCGTCACCAACGGACTTGAGGCGTTCCCCGGTGTGTACTTCCCCGTCTGGTTATCCAACGTGAACGAAAACCGGCCAGCATCAGCCCCATCAAAACCAGACCTGCGGCCCCACGAATACTCAACCCCAGCATCCAGCTTCGCATCCGAGCTGACATCCTCGAGTGCCCCAGCCGCACCAACACCCATCGCAATCTGCTGCGTAATCCGAACACCCATCAGGCGAACGCCCCTTGTGTGGAGAACCCCTGCGAACGCGCACTCTTCACAGCATCCCGCACCGCCGTCGCCAACTTCCGCTCATCACTGAGAACCGACCCGTTGACAATCACATTCACCGTCATCCCCCCAAGACCACCCATCCCCGGCTTCAACGGCACCACCAACTCGTCATGCTGCTTCTCACCAATCATCCCGAACACACCACCACGGCCACCCTTCACCAGACCACCCTCAGCGAACGCACGAGCACGCCCACCAGCACGCCCACGCGGAGCAGAAAACGTGCCACCCCCCGAAGCTGCCGGGGCAGACGGCATCGCAAGACCCGGAATCGCAATCCGCGAAAGCCTCAACCCGAACAACCCATTCAACGCCCCAATCAACAAATTGATCGGAGTCAAAATGAGGTTCAACGCCCCAATCATCCCGTTGATATTCGTCACCACAACAAACTGCATCCCACGCCACACCATGTCCCAGTTCTGTGCGAACGCCGCAATCAACCCGAACCAACCCGTGAACAGTGTGGTCAACGCGATACCCCACCCAGTGTTCCTTGCCGAACGTTTGAACGCCTCCAGGTTCGTGGTCACATAGGTGAACTGTGCCACCAGCGCAGCCAACGCCAACACAACCAACCCGATCGGGTTCAACGCGAGCACAGCATTCATCCCCACAACACCGAGCGTCACAGCCGACAGGCCACCGACCACAGCCGGGATCAAAGTCCCGTCAGCCTTCATCTCCCCAAGCTTGTCGATGAACAGTTTGATCCCAACAACACCATCCTTCGCAAACCACTCCGCAAAGTCAGTCAGCGCGGGCATCACGTTGGACTCCGCAAACTCCATCAACTTCACAAGCCCCGGCAGTAAAGCTTCACCGACCTTCTCCTGAAAGTCGCCCCACTTCATCGTCAGGATCTCAAACTTCCCTGCCGCCGTCGTCCCGAACGTTTCCGCATACCCACCAACATTCGTGGTCAACCCGGCCATCAACTGATCGAAGTTCGCAGCCGTCGAACCGGCATCATCAAAGTCAATACCGATCGCCTTCAACGCACGACCCTGACCCATCAGAGCCTTACCCAAATCCTCCGCCGACGTCGCAAGATCCTTACCATTCGCCCGCGCATAATCCAACATCAACGGGGTCAACTTTTGGATCTGCTTACCCGTCAACCCGAACTGTGCCAACATGCCCTGCGACGACGCAATCAGGTCATCATCAAACCCGGTCTTGTTTTGTAGCACCGTGTTCAGTTTGTCGAACGACACACGTGTGACATCGAGCAGTGCCGGGAACTTGGCGTACGCAAAGTTCAGGCGTTCCTGCGCCGCCTGAGCATCCGCAAACGCACGCACCGAGCTGATACCGAACGCCACCGCCGCAGCCCCAGCAACAGCCAACCCCACACCAACAGCAGCACCAACCCGCTTGAATCCGTCGGCCATCTTCTGCGCGTTAGTGTTGACCTGCTTCATCGTCCCGGAAGCGTTGTCCTTCGCAAAGAACTGGAAGGTCAGATTCTTACTTGCCATTGTTGGCCTCCAAAGCTGCTTTTGCTTGCATCACAAACGTCACCCACCAGCGGTACTCAACCTGCCGATAGTTATGAACCGTGATTCCCGAACCGGGAAAGAAATGTGCAATGACCGGCAACCACTCAAACAGGGATGCCTCGAGGTCGTCGCCTACAGGATCTCGGGCGGCTCGACGGCGGGTTCGTCTTTTGGGTCCGCCTCCACCTCATCCTCATCAGGGACCATCTGCACAGAATTGAACCCAGTGCGCGCAGCATCAGCCACCTCAATGTTGTCGCCAGCTTTCCGCCGAGCCAAATACACCAACCCTGTCATTGCGTCGAGGAATCTTTCATCCCCCAGCAGCTCCACATAATCAAACCCTTCCGGGGGGTTCTCAAGTGGGGTGCCAGCCTCCGCAAGCTTCTCTGCTTCTTCTTCTTCCGCCGCTGCCGTAAGCACGCGGTCACCGAGATCGCGGAACACATCACGAATGAACGGAACTGTGACACCCAGAAACTTGGGAATCTCCATCTCTTTGTCCTCGGGTCGGCGCGTCTTGATTTTGAGGTTCATCAGATCCCCAAGCGCCGCCCCCTCCATCGACTCGTTGATGTCATATTCGACACCATCCACGTTCAGTTTCATATTTTCGTCGCTTTCATTGCACGGAACGCATCATCAGCCGCATCAGACATTTCCTTCTGCAACCGAGCACGCAACACCTTCGTGATAGACGTACCGAAATACGGTCGCCCCTGCTGCTCAACCCACACATTGCGGTTACCGAACACCGGATGCCGGAACGGCTTCTTGATGTTGTACGCCGCCGCGAACCCCTCAGTCGGCGCACCCCGTGTGGTGATCTTCACACCAGCCGAACGCGACCCCGTAGAGATACCCACCTTCGTGTTCTTCGCAATCCGCCCACGAGAACCACGAGTGCCGGGACGATCCCCGAACGGGGCGAGGCGCACAGTCTTGCGCATCTCTTCCGCCCCCTTGTCACCGATCGACTTCAACCGTTTACGGTACGACCTCGACAACGCCGGATCGAACTCTTTGAGATCCTGATTGAACTTCCGAAACGCACTAGCATCAATGCGAAACTCAACAGGCATCAGATCGCAGTTTCCGCCGTCACAATAACCACATAGAACGGGTGAGACGCAACACGATCATCAACCATCTCCCACTCGATCGACTGCATAGGAACATCCCCATTCGCTCCCTGCACCGGCAGTTTGCCCTTCAACTTGATTGCCGGAATCGCAATCTGGAAAGCAGGGAATACCACACCGGTAATCGCGGCCGTGTCCGTGTAAGTGATCGACAACGCCAAAGACGTGTTGTTTAGGAACGCATCCCGCAACGTGTTCGACACATACTCCACCTCAAGGGTTCCCGAAAGCATCGGCATGCCCCGAGCCTTCTTCCGAGTCAACGCCCCAGTTGAACCGAAGTTTCGGCCACCACCGTCGAAGTTGTTTTCGTACTTCACCGTAAACCCGGTGATGTCCGCATTCGCTGTAGCACCAGAACCCAACGCGGTCGTCGTCGGCACCACCAACGTGCCACCCAAACCGATCGTCGCCTCGTTGAACGTGAACGGAACTTGCACCGGATATGAAGCCGTCGCCAACGCTGTGGCTGTGAGCATGTCCCGACCAACCCACGAGGTCGTCAACTTCGGAATATCATCAATAGCACCCGACAATTCAAACCCGGAACACATCACACCGTTGAACGTGTGCGGCTGAACCGCACCCCCAAGGAACGGGACACCCACCTGAATGGTGTACGAGTTCAGAAAATCAGCAGTCCCCTGTGTGAACAATTGCTGATACCCCGGACCTGCACCAATGATCGTTGACGTCCCCGCCGCCGTCATCGCAGCCTCAACGAGTTTCCCCATCCCGCGCGTGTACAGATCGGTCTCGAAATCGCCGGCCACATCACGAGCCACAATCGAATACCGGTCACCGTAGACGGCACGCTGCCCCGACCGCAAACCGGTGGACTTCACCGGAACCGTTGTCAACTCGATCGACGGTTGCGTGTTCGGTTCATAAAACGCATCCACCACCACCGGTGTGCCGAAGTCAACTTCCTTCTTCAACCCCAGTTGCCCATTCAGTAACGTGCTCATTCCTTCTCCCCCTTGTCGACAACAGCCGCCCAGTTAGATGGTTGCTCCGCAAAACCTTCCGCCAGATTCACGGGAACGTCGAACACCTCACCGGCAGAAATCACACGCCCCAACACCGGCACATCCAAATCCCCATACGGGGACACATTCTTGAACTTGACCATCAGTAACCTTCCTTACGAGGTGATACGAGCACGAGCAGTGAACACAGCAGAAACTTCCATCAACCGACCATCAGCCAAAAACTCGGCAGGCGTTTGACCCGGCGACGTGTGCGAGGTCATAAAGCAATGCCGCACCGTACCGCCAATGGCCGTATCGGTCACACGCGCAAAGTTTTCGACACCCGCCAGCAACTCGTACGCACGAGTCGCAGCATCCAAATCTGACTCGCCCCCGCCATACCAAACCGAAACGGTCACGATCAGCTCAAGGGTTTCGTCCATCTGCCGGCGCGGAGAAATAGTGGCAACCTCGGCAGTTCCCGACAGATCCAGAAACGCGATCATCTCGTCTGCCTGGTGCATCCCCGGATGCCCATACGAAACCTGCACAGCGTTCGCCGCATGTAACGCGGTGATCCCATCGAAGAACGCTTTCTTGAACGCTGGCCCTGCGGTCATCAGTTGGGTCATGCGAAACCACCCACACTACGATTCGGGGACAACGCCTCGAGCACACGGTTCGGCATCGAAAAGTGTTGCGGCACAACCGCGATCGGGTCATTGTCGAAAGACGGACGACTGCCCTGCCGACCCAACTGCCACAAATGACGGACCAGCTCGCGTGCAGCCAAAACCACGTTCGGCGGAATCGTTGCCGACCCCACCGCCACAGTGACCACCACATTTTGGGTGCCCGAACTGAAACTGCGTGACGATGTTGTGGTGCCCCCGTAGATGAGTCCCGCCTTCGGGTCTGCCACAAAATCGGTGACAGTCACACCATCCTCAACAACAGTCGTCACCGTGTTGAACCTCACCGGCAACACAATCACCGCCGAGCCCCCATCAACTGTGAAGATCCGCGACCGAACAATGATCGGCCCCGTGTGTTCCTCAATCAGCGGGGTAGCCGCCTCAATGTACTTCTCCAAATCGGCATCGTTGGCAGTGTCCGTGCTCTTCCAATTCAGAGACTCGCGGGCCTCCGCAAGAGTGCACAACCCGTCAACGATAGGCACGATTACACCCCGCTCTTGCGGGTTTCAGCCTTCGGTGCCACAGCACGCTCCACGTGCGGTTTCACCGCTTTCACCTCAACAACTTCGCGTGCGAACCCGAGACGAATCAACTGCTCAGCCTCATCCTTGGGCACGTCCAGCGACCCACCGGGAGCGGGCCAGTCGGCACCGTCACGCGATCCGCTGATGCTCTGCAAAATAATGACCTTAGTCATGATGAACCCCTAACTATCGAACGTGTGTGCGAACGTCCCGCGTAAACCGTCTCTCAGACGCGCGAGGATCGTCCCTAAGGGGCTATACCCCCGAAGTGTGCCCACGGTATCCCCCCGCTTTTTGCGGGAGTCACGCGGGAAAAATCGTACTGGTGTTCTAACCGGTCCCGGTGGTGGAACGAAGCCACACCACCGGGACCAGCACAACAGAACCGCTACCTACGCAACGCCACCGATGAAGTGCTTGACAGCGCCCGTCTGGTCCAGAAGCAGACCATCGGCACGGACAACGCAACGGAACGTCGCCTGGTCCGTGTTGAACGCGAACTCATCCGAACGCTCGAACCGGATACCACCGGCAAGACGGATGTAATACGCGCTCATGTCACCGAACGCAACCGACCGAGCCTCAGCGGCAACAGCCACCACATTCGGGTCAGTAGCAACCGACGCGCCCAGGATCGTGTCCGGCGCACCGGCCAGCCCCGGCACCCAAAGGTACTCGTTGCTGTTGCCCTTCAGCTTGCGAACAGTCGCAAGAGTCGCATCGCGCATCAGCCATGCGGCCGACGATGAGTTGCGGTACGGGCTGATGACCGAGTAGTACAGGTCAATCAGGTTGTCCGCAGTGAACACGCCAGCAACCGTCGCAGCACCGGTCACACCAAGCGTGGTGCTAGCCATGATGCCGGTCGGCTTGGACGAACCGTTACCAACAACAAGGTCCACGCCCAGGTTGTTACCGACCGCGATACCTGCACGACGCGCCAGGTACCCCTCAATGTCAACACCAGTGTCATCGATCAGCTCGCGGGGAGCCTGAATGATTACACCGTACTTGAACGCGCCCAGCGTGCGGGTAGCGAACGTCGGGTCCGACTCGGAGATAGCCGCATTCTCAGCAACAAGCGCAGCAGTGCTGTGCGCAGTCGTCACCGGGAACTGCAACGACTCACCGCTGGTGGTACGGATCACGGTTGCATAGTTCAGCAGTTGCGCGTTATCCGTCAGGTGCTCATACAGCGAACCGTAGAACGACACAGGAACGGTAGCACCACCCGACGCCGCAGTCTTGCTTGTCAGGTCACGCAGTTCGGCCTTCGTCGGCAGAGCCTCGAACGAACGAGTCTCCCCACGCAGGAACTTCCGCAACGGCGAGTCATCCTCGTCAGCAGTCGGACCAGAAACCGGACGCGAGACGAGCGCACGCAGCGACTCTTCCGTTGCCTTAGCCGAATCCTCATCAGCAATGAACTGGTCCGCACGCGAACGCAACGACTCAAGATCGCCCGTCATCTTCGCATACGACTCAGACTCCTCACCAGTAAGGTCACGGTCCTCAGCCGCCGCACCATCGAGGAGTGCCTTCGCAGCCTCCCACGTATTTGCCCGCTGTTCAAGCAGGCGCTTAGCCATTTCAGACATATCCATATTCCTTTCGGGAATGACAAAGACCCCCACAATCTGTGAGGGTCTTGAATGAATGTGCCGGTGGTTATCTACCTGCCGACCGATCTACCAACTAGCGAAGCCTGATAAGTTCAAGCTCACGCTGACGGAGTGCCAACAGTGACGGGTGGGTGTCTCCCTGCCCCTCAACTGTGTCCTCCGAAACCTGTACGTCCTCCCGCATTTCAACGGTCAGATCATGTGCCACCAACAGGCGGGAACGGATCTCCTCCAAAGACACCCGCCCCAAGTCGTCCGCGTCAACATGGATACGTTCAGCCAGCGAACGCATCCCCGTCGACGTGTCCAAATAGGCGGGCGAGTTCACCGGTGCCACATCGACCAGTTGCACATTCAACAAACTGCGCAACGGGAACCCCTGCTCCGTCACACCCCACTCATCCTCAATGGTGTGAAACGCGAAGCTCGAATACTGGAGGTCGCCACGATTCGCCAAGACCGCAACATCGCGCCCAGCAGACGTATCCGGCAAGTCAATCTCATACGGCAACCCAACATCATCCGACGACATCCGCAGAGTGCCCGCCTCAGTCGTCCCAAGCAGATAGTTGTCGTCATGGTTGTACCGTGCCAACACGCTCACACGATCCGCCAACGACTTAGCAAACGCACGAGTCGCAACCTGCTCAACAAAGCCGCCCAAGTTTTGGGAGTAACGCATGTACTTCGCCGCATAGCCGGCCAAAATCCCAGGCCCACCATCAGACTTCCGCAACTCCACAGGCTGCGCCAAATACCGTCGCTCAACATCCATAATCAAACCCCCGACTCACTCAACGGCGGAAGCTCCTCGAGCGCCCGCACCTCATCCACAGTCTTGAACCCCGCAGTCAACGCTGTACTGTGCGCCTCATACCGGGTCTTCAAATCGGCCCGCACACGCGCATCCAGATTCGCTTTCACATACCGGTTTCCCGGCAGAGAACGATTCAACACCGACTCGATACGACCAGAGAACGGACGCAACGTACGAGTGTTGAAGTTCAACTCATCCATCTCGAGCGTCGCATATTTGATTGTTGACCCGCCAGCCTCACCACCAACAATGTCCGGCGACACCCGGTACGCAGCAGCAACCTGATTCGCCGTAACCTTCATCCCCTGAATAAAACTGACATCAGATGCTGGAAGGGGGATCGTGTGGTAGTCCCAATCGCTACCCGCAACAAACGGTTCACTGCTGGAGGTTGAAGCAACAAACCGCTTCTTCGTTTCCGCCGCCTGCTCCGCCGTCAAACCCTTCCCCGCGTACTTCAACACAGCACCAGGGACAGCCCCACGCTTATAAAAACTGCGGCCCGTCTTCTGCGCCTCCAAACCCGTTTCAATCTGACTACGGAACATCGCAATCGGGGACAACCCCTTCACCGAACCGGCCACCACATACCAAGGAATGTGAATCAACGAAGACCGGTCAACACGTTTGCCCTCATGGAAATAGTGAGGCTCACGCCCCAACGACTCATCCACCTCAACACGGTCAGGACGCAACCACACCACCTGCGACGGAACACCGCCACCATCAACCTCAGTGACCAGCCCGTAAGCGTTACCCCACAACCCGAGAGAGGTTCCCAACTGGAACCGCCACGAATACACATCCAACCCGAACACACCCGGATCAGAAATGAGACGCGGCTGCACACTCGCCCGAGTAGGCACCCCCGCCGTCTTGTCATACACCGACCACGGAGCCGACGACCACGAATCCGCAATATACGAAGTAGCCGCATACACCGGCACCAACGACAACGCAGCCTGCCACTGCCCACCATCAATACCACTGATCTGCCCCGAACCCCACAACGCCGACCACGACGCAGACGACCGCTGCTCACCACCACCAGACTTACGAAACAGAACACTCATCGGCTAAGCCCCTTACTGAGCAGGATGAAACCCGCACCGCCAAGAACAAGTGCGGCAGGCAAGAACACAAACCCCAGAAGCACAAGCCCCGCAGCGATCGCCGCAAGGCCAACCACCTCACACGCCGTAGTAATAATGTCGCGCATCCGAGCCTCCTAAAACATTCCCTCAAGCGGATCACGATCAACCACATCCATCGACGCGAGCACATACCAAGCCACAGTTGCCGCACGCAACGGCGTAATGTCCGTGGTCGAAGCCGCCCACGACCACAGGAACAACTCACCCCGACGACGCTTACCAGCACCCAACACCGACACATCCAACGGCTGCTGCGACTCCCGCCGCCGATGCCACAACCGACCATTGATCAGCGCATCAGTGATACCCACCGCACCCTGAGCCATCTCACCCGTGTTCAGTTTCACAACCTCAAACTCGGCATCCTCAAACTGGCGAATCAAAGCTTCGTTCTCACCAACACCATCAACAGCAACAGTCTTGAGCCCCAGCTCGTCAAGGATCTTGCGCGCCTCATTGAAGATGAAATCGTCAGCCCACCGCTCACCCACACCCGACTCATACCGAGCCAAATGAATAAGATCCCCAACAGGCCCACGCCCCGCCACAACGATCGCCGCCGACTGCCGCAACCCCGTACGCAAATCCACAGCCACCACATGACCAGACAGAATCTCCGCCAACTCATCAGCGTACGTTGACTCCCACACCCCAGCCGGAAACGCACCCTCCGACATTGTGTCAACCCACTGACACAACACCTCCGTACGGAACACCCGCTCCGGGTCAGTCTTCAACGCCGAAGAAATAGCCCGCTCCGTAATGCTGTGACCCAACGACGGATTAGCTTGCGCCCACCCCGCCCGATCAGTCACATCACAACCAGGAGCCGCCGACCACTCAAACAAACCCAACGACTCATCATCGACATCGTCAGCCAAATCATCCGGGCGTGCATCATCCCCGTTGACCCCATCCGGGTCACCAAGTGCGAGGTGAGCCAACAACCGCAAATGCGACAACACCACCGAAGTCGCATCGCCCGCATTCGACGCAGCCCACACCTGAGCCAACCGCCGCGCCATCGTCGTCTTCGTAACCGCCGACCACGCATCCCACGTCTGATGCTCCCGCAACTCGTCCAACAAAATCAGATCACCCGACAACCCACGACCACCCCGACGAGACGCAGCCTGCACCTTATAGCGCGAACCCGACACCAACCGCAACGCCTTCTTGCCGTTCGTCAAATCCACTTTCTCAATCTCCGCCGCCAACTCAGCAACCTCTTTAGCCATGTCAACCGCGCCCTGCCAAACCTCTTCCGCAATATCCAAATTCTGTGCAGTCCCAATCACCAACGGGGCACCATCAACAAACATGCGCCACAAACTCAGCACCTGCAACAGCGTGGACTTCCCATTCTGCCGAGCCACCAAAAGAACCACCGTACGAAACCGGAACGTACCATCCGGCAAAAGCTCCAACGCATGAATCAACAACCACCGCTGCCACGGAAACAACTCCAACTCGAGCACATCCTCCGCAAACCGGATGCACTCAAACCCTCGAGAAGTCCTCTCCGTCAACCGCCGCAACGGAGCAGTGAAAACACGCGGCAACTCCGACCCAACAAACCTAGGCAGACTTTGCGCGGAGAGCCGTGAGCTTCCCACCAGCAACCTTCTCCTTCAAATCCAACGCCTTACGACCAGCCGGCGACAACCCCAACTGATCGCAATACTTCAAATACGCCGAAATCGACACGTTGTCATTCTGCGGAACAGCCGGACGCTTACCCTCCGGCGCATCATCCACCGCCCACTCAACAATCAAATCCCACGCCTGAATCTTCCGAGCCAACGCCCGCAACGCCTCAACCGCCCCAGCATCAATATCACCAAGACGAGCAGCCTCAATCGACCGCTCAGTCGCCGCCACCAAATCCATGCCGAACCTTCCTATACGCGCGACCCCACCCCAACAA